GAAAGGGGCACCCGGTGCAGTGCACGCTGTAGAAGAGTATACACTCTCCTACTCTACCAGATGGAGCTCTCCAATGTCATCAATACCCACTACCAAGCGCCGAAGTATCAGGCTTCGCCATGATACCTTTGCGTGGAAGCCGTATGGTTCTACCAAAACGACTTTCGGTGATGTGAATATTGATGGGACACAGATTACTGTGTCGGAAGGGCACCCTTGGACTTCTATTAGGAAGTTCAAGGGAGAAGACATTGGTGGTGACTTTTACACCATTCGTCGTGGCTTTAACGATATGCGGGCAGAGGTGCAAAATCCTCAGCCTCAGTATCATTTTCAGACGCGGCGATTTAACTCGAGTCTTGAGACCGATCAGAATCGGTACTTTGGACCCTTGTATCCAGTGTCTCCTTACACTTATTCTGATGGCCTAGCCCATTGGTTTCCACCGGATCTATCTTCCTCAGATTCGGCTATGGACGCCCTTGGAGCTACGGCCATCTCTAGGTGTAAGCCCACTACTTCGCCTGCTAACCTTTCCGTGGCCATGGCTGAACTGATCAGAGAGGGTTTACCCTCTATGATTGGTCACCAGACCTGGGAAAACCGCGCCAAGGATTACCGTGATTTAGGCGGTGAATACTTGAACGTTGTTTTCGGTTGGCAGCCTCTCGTTTCTGACGTAAAAGCTACCTACGAGGCTATCGCCAAGTGGGATAAGCTTATCGCTCAGTACGAAAGGGACGCCGGCAAGCTTGTACGCCGGCGTTACGAATTCCCATTGGAAAAGACCCTCGACATGACGGACATCACCCCCACAGGGGGTGCTGATTTGTATCTTGCAAATCGCGTCCTACCCGTCAACTTCACGGCTGACGGAGTCGGGAGGTCTAACAGGCGACTGTTCCGCGAGCGAGAAATCACTCGTAAGACATGGTTCTCTGGCGGCTTTACCTACCACCTTCCGGACGACTATCATAGTCGAAACGAAATTCGTAGGGTTGCCGCTCAGGCTTCCGATGTCTTAGGACTGGAGATTACTCCTGAAGTCCTATGGAACCTTGCGCCTTGGAGCTGGGCTGTTGACTGGTTCACTAACGTTGGAGATGTGCTTTCCAATGTTAGTGACATGGCCAGCGACGGTCTTGTGTTGCGGTATGGTTATCTGATGGAAACCACCATCATTAAAGATACCTACACAAATGTCGGAGCCAATTTACTTGGCTATGGCAGACGTCCTATCAAAGCTACCTTCATTACGGAGGTAAAGAAGAGAAGGCGCGCAACACCATTTGGTTTTGGGCTGACGTGGGACTCTTTGAGCCCACGTCAGCTCGCAATCATTGCGGCTCTCGGTATTTCACGAGGACCGCGGTGATGTCACTCACCATTCCGCTAATACGGGCACAGAGCCCGTAGATAGGAGTTGTCTCATGGCACTCTCTGATCCTCAGTCCCTTACAATCAATGCAGTAGCTGTTACGCTTCCGCGTACCAGCAGCGGTGTCAACAGTGGCGAGTTCACTGCCAATGATGGCACTGTTAAGGAGACGGTTTCTCACCAGTATGGTAAGAGGAACCGCCACCTTTTCCGCATTGACCACTCGAAGATCGCTCCAGACCCGCTGATTTCCTCGCAGAACATCAAGCACAGCATGAGTTTCTATGTTGTGGCTGATGTGCCTGTTACGGGTTACAGCGTGGCTGAGGCTAAGCAGGTGATCGATGGTTTCATCGGTCAGCTGAACGCTTCAAGTGGAGCACTTATCACCAAGCTTCTTGGTGGCGAGAACTAACGTTCTCTAAGTGCGACTTAAGGGACCAAATGGTCTCAGACCAGTCAGGGAGCATGAGTCGGGATTGTCCACCCTAGTTGAAAGGGGAACAATGAAAAGCCTCATGCAACTCTGGTATACACTTCTCGCAGAACTTGGAGAAGTGTGCGGCACTAGCACCATCCGTGACCGAAAAACGGCCACGGATCGATTTGAACACGAAGGGTTATCATTTTTCACGATAACCTTACCTGACTTCTGCGCGGACCTCCAAAAAGGTCTAGACAGAGGATGGGTAGATCACGACTTGTTTAAAGCGTTTCGCTTTACAAGCGGTCTCCCCCAGTTTCTTGGGGGTTTCCTTGATCTTGTGTTCGATCGTGTCAGTGGTAAGTTGCTCACTGAGCCTTCAATCGATGCAATCTTTGCCATCCGTCAGCTTACGCTGATGTTTGGTAAAGTTTCTTTGGACTGCTCTTCGAGCAGAACAGAGAAAGCGATTAAGGCTTATGTTGAGTGTGAGAACGAAGTTAGGAGATTTGATCAAGAACGGACTCCGGCTGATTACCAGGAGTTTTCTCGGATCTCTTCTCTGCTTTTTGCTGATGTTTATTCCAGGTGTGATCTTAGGATCATGTCTGGTGACATCATGCCAAAGCACGGACCGGGTGCGACTGCTGACCGACTTTCAGGAAATCGAAAGTACGGTCAGGTGCAGTGGCCCCTTCGGTTGGAAAGTCTCTTCCCTGCCATCGAGTTCATCATCGCTGGCTGGGATTATCAGAGACTTTCAGACGTTAACTTCGTCGAACCTGGAGCAGAATTACCCGTCAGGGTGATTACTGTTCCTAAAACGTTGAAGACGCCGAGAATCATTGCGATTGAGCCTACTGCCATGCAATATGTGCAGCAGGCTCTTCTCGAAATGTTTCTGGAGGAGTATGTCAAGGATGACATCTTGACCTCTTTCCTCGGATTCGATGACCAAGTGCCTAATCAGCAACTTGCCCGTAAGGGATCCATCGATGGTTCACTCGCAACACTCGATTTGAGTGAAGCTAGTGACCGCGTCTCCAATCAGCTCGTACGCACTATGCTAGCTAGATTCCCACATTTTGCTGAGGGAGTCGACGCTTGCAGGTCGCGGAAGGCTGACGTTCCTGGCCACGGAGTGATCCGTCTGGCCAAGTTCGCGTCTATGGGTTCAGCTCTCTGTTTCCCGATGGAAGCCATGGTCTTTCTGACCGTGATCTTCTTAGGGATTCAGGATGAGCTCAACGAACCACTTACCCGAAGGACTCTATTAGAGTTCGTCGGGAGGGTGCGCGTGTATGGAGATGATATCATCATCCCCGTACGCTTTGTGCCTTCCGTTGTCAGACGACTCGAAGCTTTTGGGTTTCGAGTCAATTCTGGCAAGTCTTTCTGGACTGGAAAGTTCAGAGAGTCTTGCGGTAAGGATTATTACGACGGCAACGACGTTTCTGTTGTTCGCTGTCGCCGATTGATCCCTACACAACGGACGCACGTAGAAGAGGTCATATCCATGGCTTCCATGCGGAATCAGCTTTATCAGCTGGGTCTGTGGAAGACCTGCCAGTGGATCGATGAGCATCTGACTAGTATTCTTAAATACTATCCAGTTGTTTCACCAACCTCTCCTGTTCTTGGGCGCCATTCAGTCCTGGGTTACCAGGAGGAACGAATGGATCCGCATCTGCATCGCCCCCTTGTCAGGGGCTATGTGGTGCAAGCTACTCCACCCAAAGATCCTTTGGATGGAGAAGCCGCCCTCCTCAAGGTGATGCTGAAGAGGGGCCTTGAGCCTCTTGATAAGCAACATCTTGAACGTGCGGGACGTCCGGATGCCGTCTACCTAAAGCTCCGGTGGGCCACCCCCTATTAGG